AAGTGAGCTCACTTTTAGAAAATATGTTTAGAAAAACCATTTTTGAAAAAATGATAATTCTTTTTTTATTATAATTGGTTTAACTTTTATACAACTTGTATTTAGTGATTTATACGCTGGGTTTTTTTTAAAACAATCCATATTTTAATATAAGAAAAAAAATATTATAAATAGTTATATGTCATCTCAATATTTAAATCAAACTGTTCCAAATCAAAATGTTAATATTAGAGTTAATGATGCTATTGTGGATAGTGTTTTAAAAACCAAAGATTTACAAATAAATCAATTTTTATTTAAAAAACATACAATTCTAACACAAGCAACAAATCCAACAACCAGCATTAACGCTAATTATGGTGTTAATCTTACGATAAATACTCAAACATTTACGACACCACATAGCAGTAATAATTCAACTTCTTTTTTAATTACAAGTTACGATTGTTCTCTTGCGACCGATAATGTTAATGTATCTATACAAAGATATAATGGAACGACTGGATTACCAATTATTACTGGAAAATGTTTAGATAATAATCAATATGAAATAACAATAATAAATTTACATAATTCACAAGACTTAAATGGAACATTTAGAATATCAGCAGAAATAACTTATTTAGTTTCATAAAATACTTTTTAAAAAAAAGTAAATCAAAAACAATTGCTTAAAAGATTTTAATTACACCGATAAAAAAATATGTTAAAAAATATTATATTATTAATATAAATGGATAATGCTATTGATGTTAAATTATATTTAGAAGTTAAAGATGATGCTAAAAATCGTTTTGAAGTCTATCCAAGTGCTTATGCGAATATGTGGTTACAAAAAGAATACCAGCGTAGGGGCGGTAAATATTATACTGATAAACCAAAAACAAATAATTTAAAAAATTGGAGAACTGAAAGATGGATACAAATTTTACCATTATTAAAAGATAAAAAAATTGTTGTCTGTGGTGATGATAATAAAGAAACGAAAGCATGTCGTCCCATAGTTAGAGTTGATAAAGACACTCCAATAACAATTCAAGAATTATTAGAATTACACCCAGTAGAAGATATTATAAAAGTAGCGGAAAAAAAAAATAAAGATATGAATGGAAGAGTTTATTGGAAAACATTAAAATTTTCACCAAGTAAATAATCTAAATAACCATCTATATTTAGATAAATAATATATTATTAATATAGAATTGTAATTTAGAAATATTATTTTAATAATATAAAAAATCATTATATAATATAAATATGGAAAAAAGTTTAAGTGGAATGGAAATTTTAGACTTAATGGATAATAAAGTAAATCTTATAACTTACAAACAAGTAATTAATTATAGTAATATAGAAGATTTATTAGGAAAATATAAAAAATGTGTTTTATTATATCATACCAGTAAAAATTACGGTCATTATACATGTTTATATGAATTTAATAATACAATATTTTTTTTTGATAGTTATGGAATTATTCCAGACAACGAATTAAATTTTTTACATAAAGATTTAAGAGAAGATTTAAATTCAAATCATAGATATTTAACAGAATTATTATATAATTCAAACAAAAGAATAGAATATAACGAATATCAATTACAAGAAAAAAAAAGCGGTGTTAATACTTGTGGTAGATGGTGTGTAAATAGATTAAGATTTCCCCAAATAACAGTTGATAATTATTATAATATTTTCAAAGATGCTTCAAAATATATTAATATAGATAAATTAATATGTGATTTAGTTCCAATTTAGACTAAAAATTAACTATGCTTATAAAAAAATCAAAGATTTTTATTTCTATGTTTAAAAATATAATATTAGATTATATTATAAATGAGTAATTATAGAATTATTGGTGGTAATATGGATAATAATTATGAGAAATCTTTACCCGATAAAGAACATATATATTATAATATTAGAATAGATAATCCCAGAGATGGGGTTTCCAATAGTGCTACGGATGAATGTGTTTATAATAAACAATCTCAAACAATTTTAAATAAACAAAGTGATTATGAAGCAACAGTAGAAAGTTGGAGTATTAGAGCAAGATTACCAATTTTAAATTGTCCCATTCGTGGTGGAACAAATACTAATATAAATTTAACTCCATTTAAAGTTAATTATAGATTTACAACTGTTCCCGCTGGTGTTGTGACAGATTATACGGAAGATGTTATTTTCCAACCAGATACTTTTTCTTTACAAAAACCATTACCAAAAACTCCAAATGAAAATAATGGAATCCAAGATTTCGAAACCAATCAATATTATTATCAAGTAAATTCCATTAGTAGATTTGTTGAGATGTTTAATGATGCTTCAAGTAGAGCATTCCAAAGATTAAACGCAGACCACGGAACGGCACACGCCGAATTTGCTTGGATACAATTTGACGAAAGAACTAAATTATTTAGTTTAGTGACACCATACTCTTATTTTGGAACAAGTGGCGGTGGAACAACTCAAATTTCTCTTGATGCTATGTTATATAAATATTTTGATAGTATCCCAGCAAGTTTTAATAGTTATGATACAGCAAACGCAAGAGATTTTGTTTTTGATATAATAGAAAAAAACGGAAGACAAAATGCTTATGCTCTTGGAAATCATTACGCGGGTGCTGTGGTAAATCCACAAACTAACCCACCAGCGTATCTTATATTTCCACAAGAAGACACATCTTTACATTTATGGAGTGATATTAAGCAAATTTTAGTATCATCAAGTTCTATTAATGTAAGAAACCAAATTATACCAGCAACAAATTTCCCACAAAAATTAAATCAACAAAATACTATACCAAATCCAGATAAAAATATTGGTGGATTATCAACAGTAGGAGATATTGATAATTTTAATCAATCCAAAAAATCAGTATTAAGTTATATAGATTATAATTATAGTAGTCCAAATAACTCACCAATCCAAACAATCACTAATAGAGAAATAACATATATTCCACGAATTTATAAATGGTTGGATTTAGTAGGAGATGCTCCATTAAATAATGTAGATTTAGAATTTAGTGTCGTTACGGATGATGGAAGAATTAGTAAAATGTCTTTACCACGTGACGGTCAAGCAAATGTAAAATTAAAGTTTAGAAAAAAATTTTCATAAATAGAGTAATTAAAATTTCTAAATGTGAGCTCACTTTTGAGAAATTTTTTAAAAACATTAGGAAATTAATAAATTATAAAATTTATTAAAAATTAGATAAATCTATTTAATTTTTAATTAAATTTAATTTAAAAAAAAAATATTATAGTATATTATAAATATAATAATGGCGCAATCTAATTCTCTCAAACCGCTCAAATTATCAAATGTTTTAGACCCCAGACTTGAATGTATGGAATTCGCACAGAAAGAAATGTCTTGGGGCGTTTTTAAAGGATGTGAAGGACAAAACTCAGTTCAACAGCAAGCAAACTCTTACTCCACTGCTGGAATAACATTTAATTTTAATACTCAAAGTGAAAATGTTATTATTGACCGCCGTATGTATTGTAGAGCACAGTTTCAAGTTACTTTCGTGGGAACTGCTCCATTAGGACAACCGCTTCTCGCTACGGAAAGTGATGCTCCCCGATGCTTACCGCTTGCTTCTGTTTCAAATTCTCTTAAAGTTACTATAAATGGAAGTTCAATTGAAAGTCAAGTTGCCGATTCTTTACCATTACTTTTAAGATATAATTTAAGTGATTGGTGTAAAGAACATGATTTATCTATGTCACCATCAACACAAGATAAATACCAGCGTTACGCTGATGGTGTGGGTTCTGTTAGAAATCCACTATCAAATTACCAAAACTCGGGAAAAGACACTGGTCGCGGTGCTTTCTCTCTTGATAGTATAACAAATCCAGTTTCACCAGACGCTGCGGTTACTCCAATTACGGCGGTGGTTCTTTTCACAGTCACAGAACCGCTATTAGTTTCTCCAATGCTTTATAAATCACAAGAATTACAGAGTGGTTTAATTGGTGTTAAAAATATGGGCGTTCAGTTAAATTTTGCTTCGGGTCAGTTGGATAGAGTTTGGTCGCGTGCTCCAAGTGCTGGTGTCACTCTTACATCGGTGACGACCGCTATTGGTGCTGGAACTACCGCTCCACCATCACTTCTTGTGAATTATCTTACACCACCACTTATTAGTCAGTCACAGATTCCAAGACAAGTTAATTATCAGTATTACAAAGCGGAAACTTTTGTTAATGATATGAATGTTAATCTTGCTCCAAATGCTACACAGAGTTTTACAAATAACGCTATACAGTTAAGCACTATTCCAAAAGCAATTTATATTTGTGCTTCAAGACCAAATAACGCTAAATCTCATTTAACCACAGACACATTTTTCCGTATTAATTCATTATCGCTTAACTTTCTTAATGTGAGCGGACAGTTTTCAAGTATGAGTATCCAAGACTTATATCAAATGTGCGTCAAAAATGGTTGTGAATTATCATGGAACGAATGGAGCGGAAGAACTGTTACTATTGGGGATTCAAGAACGGGATTTGGGTCTATTGATGGGATGGTTGGTTCGGTGATTAAAATTGATGTTAGTGATTTACATATACCGTCTAATGTTGCTTCGGGTATGAATGTTAATTCACAGTTGTCTTATACTATTGGTATTGAAAATGTTAATCAAGTTGATACAATTGGAGTCCAACTTTCAACAGTTATAATTTATGATGGATTAATGACGATTTCAAATGGAAGTATGGCGCTCCAAGTTGGAGTTATAAGTGAGAATGATGTTATTGAAGTTAGAGCAGATAGAGAAAATTATATACCATACAAAAGTGCGGAAAGTATATATGGCGGAGATTTATTTAGTAAATTAGGACATTTCGCTCATATGGGTAAGAAGGGTTTAGATGCTATATGTGGAGTTAAAGATATGCTCGGTATGGGTATGGGTGAAGAAAAACAGAGTTCATCCAAAAAGCATGGCGGACAGTTATTAACTCGTAGTGAATTAAAAAATCGTATGTATAAATAATTTAAATCTTTGATTTTTTCTACAAGTGAGCTTTTTTCCAGACGATTTTTTATAATTTGTAATATTTATATTAATATAAAATTATATAGTAATATAAGTAAAATGTATGAAATAAAAAAATATTCTTTTGATAGATTAGAAGAATTAAATAATAAAATAAAAAATAATAAAATTAGTATAGAACCGTCAAAAAATAAAAATAAAAAAATAGATGTTTTTTTAAATGGTAAAAAAATAAATACCATAGGAGATAATAGATATATGGATTATCCAAGTTATATTTTAAAAAATGGAATTGAATATGCGGATAAAAGAAGAAGACTTTATTATACCAGACACGCAAAAGAAAAAGATATAAAAGATGGTAAAATAACGAATTCGTGGTGGTCTAAATATCTCTTATGGTAATTTAAATAATGGTTGATTGTGGAATATTTATTATACTTTCTATAGGATTTCCATTATTATCTAATATTTGTTGCTTACATTTAGAACCACAACAAGAACTTTCTTTAATGTTTTTTGTAAAATATATTAGAACTGCTAATATTGATGATATACCACCAAATAATACACTCATTTCAGTTGTATCCATATTAAATTATTATAATATTTTTTTTTAATATAAAATAAACATTTAAAAAAAAATATATTATCTTATATTATAAAACAAAATGTCTAAATATGGAGAAACTCATGATATATTTAATAATCATCATATTCAAACAAAAGCAAAATTAGACTCTTTACTCGCTAAAAATACAGAAATAGAAATAAATAATGATGGTGTTGAAACTCTATTAACTGCTGGTAATGCTTCCCATTCTTCTATTGATGGGAAATTAGTTGCTTGTGATACTGGGGCGTGTGTTGTTTCTTCAAGTGCTTTACCAAGTGGAGCATCAACAGAAGCAAAACAAGACGCTAATAATGCTTCAAATGCTTC